TGCCAAGAAGGAAAGGCTCGATGCCGCTAGACGCGCTTCCCGCGCAAACGGTGGTGTGGACGCCATCGCCCAAGCAGCGGCTGATGCTCAGTTGTCCCGTGTTCGAACTGCTGTTCGGCGGTAGCAGGGGAGGCGGGAAGTCGGACGCCATCCTCGGCGAGTGGGCGCAGCACTCGAACCAACACCGCCAGCACGCGATCGGCCTGGTCGTGCGCCGCAACGCCAAGCAACTCGTCGAGCTGTTCGAACGGGCCAAGGTTCTGTTCCTGCCGATCGGGGCGCGCTTCACCGGCTCCCCCGAAGGCGGCGGGATGCGCGTCACCATGCCCGGGGGCGCACGCCTCACGTTCGCCCACCTCGAACGCGACAGCGACGCCGAAAACTACCAGGGCTTCAACCTGACCCGCCTGTACGTCGAAGAGGCGGGCAACTTCCCGTCACCCGTGCCGATCATGAAGCTGAAGGCCACGCTCCGCTCGGGTCACGGCGTGCCGTGCCGGATGCGCCTCACCGGCAACCCCGGCGGCCCCGGCTCGCAGTGGCTGCGCGCCCGCTACATCGACCCGGCCCCGCTGGGCAACCAGATCGTCACCGACCCCGACACCGGCCTGCAGCGCGTCTACATCCCGTCGCGCGTCCACGACAACCCGTACCTCGGACCGGAGTACGTGGCGAACCTGCGGTCCTCCGGCTCCCCCGAACTGGTGCGCGCGTGGCTGGATGGCGACTGGAACGTGGTGGCGGGCGCGTTCTTTCCGGAGTTCGAGGTGGCCCGGCACGTGGTCGCCCCGCGTTCGCTCCCGGCCTACTGGACGCGGTTCCGTTCGTTCGACTGGGGTTCGGCGCGACCGTTCTGCGTGCAGTGGTGGGCGGTTAGCGACGGCGAACTGGCGGAGTTTCCGCGCGGCGCGCTGATCTGTTACAGGGAGTGGTATGGTTCCAATGGGCAACCAAACGTCGGTTTGCGCTTGACCGCCGAGGAGGTGGGGGCGGGCATCGCGGCGCGCGAGGCTGGCGACGTGCAACGCGACAAGCAGATGTTCGGGGTTGCCGACCCCGCGATCTTCACGGCCGATGGCGGCCCGAGCATCGGTGAGCGGATGCAGCGCGCCGGGGCCGCGTTCCGGCCGGCGGACAACACGCGGGTGGGTCGCAACGGCGCGATGGGGGGCTGGGACCAGTTGCGGGCACGCCTCAAAGGCGACGGCACGACCCCGGGCATGTTCGTGTTTTCGACCTGCGTAGACCTGATCCGCACGTTGCCCGCGTTGCAGCACGACGAGGCGCGCCCCGAGGATTTGGACAGCGACGGCGAGGACCACGCGGCCGACGCGGCACGCTACGCGCTGCAGAGCCGACCCTATTCCGCGCCGCTGCCGGTTGACGTTGACGCCAACGCGGACCGCTACGCCCGCAAGCCGGCGCGGCGCGAACGCTCGGCGTGGACCGCCTGATGGCCCGTTCAGGTCTCCAGGAGCCGAACCCCAACCCGCAGCACACGGCCAACGACGGCTCGCCCGAGGTGGGTCAATCCGTGGCCGTGACCGAGCAGGGCGCGGACGGTCAGGACGACGCCGACGTGTTGGTGCAGTGCCAGACGTGGTTCAAGGCGTCGCGCGAGCACCTGTCCGAATGGCGGGTGGAGGCGTCCGAATGCTACGACTGCGTGGCCGGGCGCCAATGGACCGACGTGGACGTCGAGTTCATGAAAGAGCAGGGGCGGCCGGCGATCGTGTTCAACCGCACCGCGCCGTTCGTGGACGCCGTGTGCGGCTTGGAGATCACCAACCGGCAGGAGACGCGCTACGTGCCGCGCACGCTGGCGCCGCCCGTGCCCGGGGTGGCCGAACTCGCCACCAACGCGGGCAAGTGGGTGCGCGGCGAGTGCGACGCGGAGGACGAGGAGAGCGCCGCGTTCCGCGACACGGTGGTGTGCGGGTTGGGCTGGACCGAAACCGTCATGGACTACGGCGACGACCCGGACGGGATGATCAAGGTCTCGCGCGTCGATCCCATGGAGATGTTTTACGACCCGTCGTCGATCAAGGACAACTTGAGTGACGGCCGCTACCTGTTCCGCGTGAAGGACGTGCCGCTGCGTGTGGCCCAGGCGTTGGCCCCCGGCTTCGAGGACGTGGACCTCAACGCGATGTGGGCGTCGGAGGGGTTGGTTGACGGCCACCGCGTCTACGACGCCCAGGAGGCGCCGTTCTACCGCAACGACCAAGGGCGCGGCGACCCCGACACCGACGTGGTGCGGCTGGTCGAGGCGGAGTGGTGGGAAACCGTCACGTCCCACCGCATCCACATCCCCGGCGCGCGACCGATCACCGCCACGCCCCAACAGCACGCGACGCTAAAGCAACGCGCCTCGGACCAGGGCATCCCGTTCCATTCGGTCAAGGACAAGCGGCGGCAATACCACAAGGCGTTGTTGGGCAACGTGGTGCTCACCCGGAGCGACGGGCCGGACGAGGGCGGCTTCAGTTACAAGGCGATGACCGGCAAGCGCGACCGCAACAAACGCATCTGGTACGGGTTGGTGCGCGCGATGCGCGACCCGCAGATGTGGGCGAACAAGTGGCTGTCGCAAATCCTGCACATCCTCAACGCCAACGCCAAGGGGGGGCTGATGGCGGAGACCACGGCGTTCGAGAACGTCGCAGAGGCCGAGGACACCTGGGCCGATCCGCAGTCGATCACGTGGCTGGCCCCGGGCGGCTTGGACCGCATCCGCGAGAAGCCGGCGGTGACGTTCCCGCAGGGGCTGGACCAGTTGCTGCAATTCGCCATCGGCGCGATGCCGCAGGTGACGGGCGTCAACCCGGAGATGATGGGGCAGGTCGACCGTGACCAAGCCGGCGTGTTGGAGATGCACCGCACCCAACGCGGCATGTCGGTGTTGGCGCAGTTCTTTGACGCGAAACGGCGATACCAAAAGGAGCAGGGTCGGCTGCTGTTGTGGATGATCCAGAACTTCATTTCCGACGGGCGGCTGATCCGCGTCGGCGGGGCGGAGGACGCGCAATACGTGCGGTTGCTGCGCGACCCGCAGACGGTGCGCTACGACGTGATCGTGGACGACACGCCGTTCGCGCCGAACCAAAAGGAGCGCACGTTTGGCGTGCTGATGCAGATGGCACCGTTTCTGAAGGGGCTGCCGCCGACCGCCATGGCGGAGATGCTGAAGTACAGCCCGTTGCCGGAGACGTTGACGACGAAGATCGCCCAGTTGATGAGCCAGCCCCCGCCCGCGCCGCCCCCGGAGCAGGCCAAGCCCGCGACGCAGCGCGACCAGGCGCAGATCGCGTTGGACCAAGTGAAGGGCCAGTTGCACCAGGCGTCGATCGCCAAGCTGGGGGCGGAGACGAGGCGGATATCGGCCGAAACCGGTGCGACGGTCGAAGAGAAGGATGCGCGGGTCGAGCTGCTGCGGGCGCAGGCGATCGCGCTGATGTCGGGCATCGGCATGGACCAGGCCGGTTCGCGGATCGACCAGGCCAACGACGCGATCAGTTCGTTGTTGCAGGCGCACGGGGCGGCGTTGCAGGCGCAAGGGCAGGCGCACGACCAACAGCTTGCCGCGCAAGGGCAGGCGCACGATCAGATGATGGCCCAGGCGCAGTTCGGACACCAGCAGGACCAGGCGGCGGCGGCGAACGCCCAGGCGCAGCAGGCGCACGGGTTGGCGCAACAGCAGGCCGACACCGCGCAACAGGCGGCGCAACAGCCGCAAACCGGGGATAACGAATGAGCGACACCCTCCCTCTGTCCGGGGCCGAGGCGATGCGACGAGTGCTGGCCGCACAACAATGGGCGATCACTCGGGGGCACCTTGAAGCGATGGTGGCGGTGCGAAGCTGTTATCGATTGACCAACCCGCCCCCAAAGCTGGAAGCCGACAAGGAACGTTGGGACAACTGGATGGCGTTCGACGACGCGGTTCGAGCGTTCATCGCGCTTGTGCAAGATGAAGGCTGGGACGAATGAGCGACACCCTAACCCCCTCCGAGGTCGCGTACTTCGATGCCGGCGGCGCCAACGACCCCACGCCGGAACCGGCCGCAGCGCCGGCCCCGGAACTTCTCGTTACGGCTGGCGTAGGCGTCCACCTCCACCTCGGCCGAGTCGCCC